AAGAGTAGAAGATCCATCAGTATTTGCTCTTCTACTATTGTAGAGAGAAGCAGTACCAAATGTCAGACCAATCTCGTCAACCGCACTCTGATATACACCAGTGTTACGGTCAAGGTCAAAAGCTATACCTGGAGCTGTCGCTGATCCTGCACTGACACCACGGAAAAGTTGATTAACTTTTGATTTCCTATTAGGTATTAGTGGATCGGAGATAACAATAGGCAGAATAGCTTCACCAGTTACTAAATCGTCTGCAATTGTCTCTAACTGGGATATTCTTTTAGTTGCCACAGAATTTCAGTACAATTCTTACAGTTTTATTTATACTAGTTATAGGTGTAACTTTTCAACTAGGTAATTTCTCGTAGGCAATAATTTTTGTTAACTTCCTGACGTTTGTTAGCACACCAGGATATAAATAGTGGTAGAATTAGGAAAAACAAGATGAAGTGAAAACTTAACTTTGTTATTATCCCTTTTTTCAGAAACTATGCATAACCTTAGATCGTCAAATCAATTAGCTGAGTGGAAGCACTCTTCAGACCGTTGCTTAAACACACCACAAGATGAATTAATAGATGATTATTTCTCTTGTCTTATTGAGAGTGACAGCTATGAGCAAGAAAGACTCTGTAGACAATTGCTCTGCTGACTCTGGAGTGTTTCAAACTTTTTCAATTCCCCATAACGACTATCGTTGTACATAGCAATACCCCCGAAAGGGGGTATTTTATTGTTCAAAAATAATTAATCGATAACACTACTCTAACTTTTTGATCTGTACATGTTGAACTATTATGAGGCTTCGATCCATCAAATAATACTATTCTATTTTCAACACTCTCCACCTTAGTACCATCTTCAAACTCAGTGTACCCATTATTTGTATTCATATAGAATACAGCAGTCTTATGCTCAAAATTATAATCAATATGTTTCTCATGGATAATCTGCTTTCCTTGATTAACATATAATAATGCTCTTGCTCTAACCAGTCCTCTAACACCCAATTTATCAAATAAAGGTATACATTCCTCAAAGAATGGAGTCCTGGGTATATTATTCTCATAGATTCCATGATTAAAGTAAAAATGATTACTCTGATTCTCACCTATATTAGCAACATCTGCTTGATATAGCCATGGAAATTTATTAGAGAGTACTTTATCCTGTAGTTTCTTAAAATACTCTGGTGGCAAATAATTATCAATAAAATCTTGGTTCATTTACTTGCACTTCAATAGTGTCAAATAATCTATTAAGTGCACCTGCAAACTGTCTGTATCCTGTTCCAACATATAACTGTCCAAATAGTACTGATACTGTTGCAGCACCCCAGAAGAGATAATAAAATCTACTCTTCACCTGTGCTCTTCTCTTTTCTGTCTTTAGAGTCATTTTTATTCATGTTTTCGACTATTCTATCATAGTCTCTGGCACTGTCAAGTAATGCCTTTTTCAAATCTTCATAATCCCATTCGATTTCATCCATCGGAAAAACTTAGAACTGCTCGTGGTGTACAACTAATAGGTTCATGATATACTCCAGCAGGTATGTATATACCACATCCTGGCCATATGGTATATTGTTTGCCGTCGTCAAATCTATACTTAGTGGCTCCTATAGCACCAACTATGAATACATCTTGATCATCACAATGTCTACCAAATGTCCTTGACTGTGGTGTAAATGCCACATAGGTATCTAGTAAACCAAATCCAAATTCATTATATACCTTCTGGGCAACAGGCACAAAAGAAGAGGGTAACGTATCACCCTCTAATATTATCGTAGGAAGTATTTCATCTGGAGTTTTATCATTAGAATATCCCCAGAATCCATCTTGTACATCACCATTTATCTTTTCGATAACTTGATCCCAATGTATATCTACTTGGGTCCAACATGGTAGATGCGTTACACTCATTGTTTCGTTGTATTACTACGTGTACGATTAATGATACTAATAAACTTATCTCCTGCGAAATGCCCACCTAAGCAGACATCTATCTCATCTCCATCTTTCCAATTAGTCTCACCATTCATTTTAGTATGTTGCATTAGTACTGCAATCTTATCAATGACTTCTTGGGTTAATCTCATTAGCAATCTGCCAAGTTAGGGTGTTCACCAGTAGCATAGTATGCTGCTGCATTTTCACCTGCTGTCTCGCAAGTGTATGTATTTGCTCCACCTGTATCCATGTAAGTCCATCCCGAAGGTACATTAAATCCTCCTCCGTGATTGGTACATCCTACTAGAAGTAGACTAAAAGGAATCAAGATCTTTGCCATGTTTTGTTGTTGCGAATGGTGGTGGATTGAATACGGACTTCTTGCTATCTTGATAGTCTTTATCAAAGATCTCTAGTCCTTTATCTGTAAGGATATGTTTATACATTCCTTCAAATATCTTAGGTGGCATGGTAACTATGTGTGCACCATTCCAGTATGCTCTGCTAACTTTATATACGTCACGAATAGATGCAGCAAGTATCTGTGTCTTTACATTCTGCACTCTATACACTTCGCTTATTGATCGGACAACCTCCAACCCAGCAACGCTATTGTCGTCCAACCTCCCAATAAAAGGAGAGACGTACGTAGCACCTGCCTTTGCAGATAGGATAGCCTGAGCAGCATTGAATATAAGCGTAACATTTACTCTAACTCCGTCATCTGATAATTGTTTACAAACTTTGAGTCCTTCAGGTGTGCATGGTACCTTAATAGTACATACCTCACCAAACTCAGCAGCAAGTCTCCTTGCTTCAAACTCCATGTCTTCTACGACTTCCATGCTAATGTCAGGGACACCAGCAATCATTAACTCACGATAGACATCCAACGGATCTCTACCACTCTTCTTAATAAGAGATGGATTAGTTGTGATACCGTCAATCAATCCAGTCTCAAAGTGTTTGAGAATGGTTGGGACATCAGCAGTATCTAAAAAGATTTTCATTCAGGGACTTCCTCATAATTTTCTATAAATTCTTCTACTGTAAACAGTAGAGGATGGCATTGCTCTGCTATTAGATACTCAGACCATCTCATCATATCTTGCATGTCATATCCAGTGGCATCTGCTGCCTCTAGCTCAACTTCATCTAATTCTGCCATTGGTTGTGGTATCTCCTCAAATGTGAAAGGAATACCCTGTATATACCACATGTCAACTATCTTACCATCGAGGTAACAGTATTTTCTTGTGATACGTCCTTTCATGTCAGAAACCGTTAGTCATATCCCTCAGTGCTCCGTCTACAAATGCTCGTGTTCCCACTGGATCTGGGACGAACTCATCGGGGTTTGGAATATTTAGGTCAGGTTCTTGTGGATCCTGAGCAACCGATGCTACTGGTGAGATAATACAAACAATACCATTATCAGTTGTTACCTTTAGGGTATGTCCTTTCTCTACCAGACTCAATGAAAAAGGCAGGTTCTCTTGTAACTCTGCCTGTGTTAAATCTATGATATTCATAGGTATGTAATCATATCCTCTGGGACTAGTCGTTTGAAATGCTGTAGTGTTTCAGTGAACCCATCCACTCCATCTTCACTGAACTCCCACGTCACTATCTCATCATATCCTTCATTGTCCATGATCTTTACTTCTCTTTTGCTCACATTAACCCAGATATGCTCTAGGTATGTGTCCGTATCGCCTGTTATCTCTGCCATTTTGGATGGGTCACTGCATACAGTATATAGGATGCCTACCGCTTTGTCAAGGGGTTGATACTACTATACTTCTTGAAGGTCTCGGTATCTTCCACATTTGATAGCGTAGAAGTGGTTAGACCTAATGGAATATCACCATAAGGATCTTCTTTTAGTCTGTCTAGTGCTGTGCACACCATTCTAAAAAAGACTCCCTCCTTTGCTATATTGTGACCATAGTCACCATCCCTAGTAGTATCGTAAAAGAAATCTACAAATGTCCTACCTAATGGTGTACTTTCTTCCCTTTGTAGTACTGCCTCTGCAACCTGATCAAGTAAAGATCTATATCTACCCTCATTATAATCAACAACTGCTATTGCACCACAAGCATTGACAGTAGATGTAATCTGTGAGAATGTCTGACTATTAGTAACATCCCAGAATTCATCAGTTGCCCTAATACCCGATCTTATAGCATTTTTCCACGTCTCCCAGTGGTTAGCCACTGTCTGCTGATTAGGAATAAACCCATGTCTCCTCCCAATATTAACAAGAGTAGAATACTCTGTATCAATACATGTAGAATCTTGTCTTTGACACTCGTCTTTAGGAGTCCTGTTCTTAGCAGGAGCAGTTTTAGTAAAACAATCAGGTTCTACACCTACACCTACAAAGAAAGGAAATGACATAGTAATTGGAAAATCTAGTAATGCTTCCAATGTATGCTGCTTTTCTGTTAGATCACCATTAGTATTAAAGGTGATAGGTTGTCCATCTAAACGAAACTTATCTTGTATACTCTTTCTAATTTTATTAACTTGTCCTTTCTTCTTCGGTCTATTATCTCCATTATGATGATCAAGAATATATCTTGCATCCTGTGAGGTCAACATAATTGGTTTACCATCATTCAATACCATATATTCTTCTGATATGGGATCAAATGGTAATTCGTATGAATCGAAATCTATAATCAGTGATTCTATAGTCATTTAAGCATGTAAATGTAAACATGCTCATATCATACACTAGTTCAGTAGAATTGGCAACCCAAAGACCTGACAAGGACCAGCAGAGCAACCCACTGCCAAGTAACCGCTATTGACCACGTATGCTCCCATACCACTGTTACACTGGTTAATAATAGCACCCTGTGGTACAAATTCAGCGATAACACCAGTTGGTGCAGTGATAAAGGTTGCATGGAAACAATTCTGTGATCCAGTCAACACATCTGCCATACTACCAGGCATTGTCTGACCAACTGTGATTCTAACCTGTGCTGGCGGTGCAATTGCTGGGAATGGTAAATCAGTAGTGATATCAACGATAGCACCCTTAACCATGCTGAATTGACCAGTTAGGGATGATGAAGTGGGGTTGAATAATGCAATAAACTCAAATCTTCCAGAGTTTAAGAATGATGTTATCCAGTTTGCCTGTTGTATTATCTCACCATCTGCAATCAACTCAATAGCATTACCTTCAATCTTAACGTCTTGAGCATTGATAGCTAGAGACTCAATACCAATGTAACTAACTTTAGCACCTTGTACCTTATACTCACCACCTACTGATATATCACGATCACCCTCAAATCTAGCAGATGATTTCTGCTCAGTATCATCCTCTAATCCTCCAGCTAACTGTGGTCCAAATGCTGTCCTACCCATACTATCAGCACCAGGTGGGAATGGTATATCATCTACTGGATAGAAACCACCTACATTTAGCTTCCTTAATTCTTCTCTTCTCTTCTGATCAGATGTATACATCTCACTAGTCTCAGCAGCAGTTACTTGTGCCTGTCCAGAATCACTAACCTGACCTGTCCTTGCTTGCTCTACAATATCTGCTCCTACCTGACCAGAAGTCACAGCAGTATCTGTCTGTGAAGTCTGACTAGCACCGTCAGTAGTATCAGCAGGGTTTTGAGAATCACCAGATGACTCTGACTGTGGTCCTTGGGATACATGTGTATTCCATGCTCCACCAACCTCAAAATGCATATTACCCATGACCTTAAGATAGAAGTCACCTTCCACTGTTAGAGCATGGTTACGTTTAATAGTCTTACACTCATCTCTAGCAACTATCTTAGTATTATTATTTGGTACATTAGTATGTCTATTACCAAACTTATCCTCGAAAGTTGATACACCACCAGGACCAGTAACCATCCTCTTCTCTTTACCTTCAGTGGCATCATCTATAATTCTTGTGCCATTTA